TGCCCCACCTGATGTTGTACCTGTTGTTTGAGTATATAATTTATCAACATTATCAAACACACCAGTATTTGTTATAATTGTTGCGGTATTTGTAAGCTCAGCACCTACAGCTTTTTCAATTCTCTGTTGTTGTAAATCAAGTTTGATTTCCTCATCAGAGAATCCCATAACGTGTTTCTTAGCCCATGAAACAGAAGTTGGTGCAATACCCTCAATTGATGTAACACATTCCTTATATAATGCGACCTTCTCTTTCCATATGTCAATTTTTAATAAATCTGCTTGACTCGATGGGTTTGTTAAACTTAAAGTAAAATTGGATAATTCATCTTCAAAACCTAAAAGGAATAAATGTACAATCGCAATCTTATTTAACTCAGCAACCATAGATTTTTGGATTCTGTTAATTGTTCTTGCAAAACGAATATCAATTAATGATAAATTTTTACCATCACCAACTGGTTCTTCAAAACCTAAAAACGCTTTAGGTACACGTAAAGCAGTAAGTAGTTTCTTTTGGATGTATTCAATATCAGCAATCTCACCTAAGTTTTGACCACCAGGTAATGTATCAATCGGACTTGCCGCAGCGGCATCACGTACAGGAATGAAATAATCTTGGTCAACAGCCATTTGATTAAATCTCATATCCACATTACCTGTTTGAGAATCAACAACCTGACTTCTTTTGAACTTGTTTGCAACACGTTGTACATATGGTTCAACATCTTTATCATCCATATTACCAACGAATACTTTGAACACCCTTCTTTCAGGTGCACGTGATGTTCTATAAATTAACATCGCATCTTCAGATAACAATAGTTGTTTCCAAATACGCCTTGCCTTTTCTAACATTGATGTACCATATGGTAACTTTCTATCATCACCTAATAATCTAAAGTGTGCTATTTCCCAAGAATTAAATTCCATATCTTTAGCTTTCCACTTGAATCTTAGTCCTTTGTTTTCAGCTGGCTCTTCTACGTTTTGTCTACTTGCTTGCGCTGGCATACCTCTTTCCAAACGTTCAATTTCGATATTTGGTAATTGCATACAACCAACAACTCCTTTTTCAGGGTCAAGTTTAAGATAGACAAAGTTATCACCATACTTACAAGTATTTCTAGTCCACATTGGTAGATTTGTATTTAAATCTAAAACATTCAAAAATAAATCTATTAAAATACCCTTGATACGTTTTGATTCTGAGTATATTTGTAACATATACCCATTCTGGTCAACCGTAGTAGATTCCTCACCATAAATGTCTAACGCAGCAGATATTTCGGGTGTATATTCCATAGATTCATAATCATAAAACGAAGCCAATCTAGTTGGTTCGTAATATACAGCCTGAGTGTATAAGTTACTTTCAATCTTAGTCCATTGATTTGCTAAGTAGTAAGTTTGTTGTGCTTGGAGTAATTCCTTATCAAATTCTTGTTTTGATTTAGTTTTTAATAACTCCTTTCTATCGAAACTATAAGTTGGGTAATCTTGATTAAGTAAAGCATTAGGACCGAATGCTTGTGTTAATCTTTGCCAAACTGTTAAATTATTTTGATTATTTTCCATAAAGAAATTTTAAATATATTTCTATTGTTTTAAATAGTTCTACCTAATTTGATGTATTATTATTAGTTGTACTATTCGTATTATTGTTTTTGAATGGGACTTTATCAGGAGGACTAATTTTTGTAGTTGATATACCCTGACCTGGAACATTCAATTTTGACCCATTGAATTTCTTATCTCCACTTTTTTTTCTGTTTACAAATCCCATAATCTTTTTTTTATAAATATTATCTACCTCCGAATAACCAAGAGTATTTCATATAGTCCTCCTTACTTGCGTTTTGATTTCTTTGATTAATTCTCTCAGTTCCAAAAGGTATCACGGGATTGAAATCAATCTGTTTAGCTGCAGTTTCATTGTTAGTAACAGACCAAGATTCTAACATAGCTTTAGTTTGTTCGGTCACCTTTTCTAAACTACTGAATGATGATTCCGCAACATAAGTTGCCATTGCAATTGACATAATTAAATCATCGTGTTGACCCTTTTGATGGTCTGGTCTTCCATTTACATATACGAATGTATTCATTTCATTGAATAATCGTAAACTATAAATTTTAAACTGATGTCTCATAGCTTCCTCAAATGATGCTATAATTTGTACACGTTTGTTGTTGAAATTTAAACCCGGTATCTTTTCTAAAGCCTTTGGGTCATATTTCCACTTATTGGCTAAATCAATACCATCAACATATAAATTTTTGTAACCCATTTCTTGAAGTTTTCTAGATGTTGAAACACCCATTCCTCCTGTTATATCTATTACAATGAAACAATTATACATATTACCCCACTTATAACAAATTTCTGCCATCGTATCAGGTGGAAGTTTACCCACATATTCCGCAACTTGTTCTCTTTCATCAAAGTCAATAATTTGAAATGAACTAAAGTCCTCACTATCCCCTCTACTCACATCCACACCCATCACATATTTGTGACCCATCACAGGTTCTTTCCAAATCCATAAAGAGTTACCAATCATTTTATTTTGGGGTTCTCTAATCATATTCTCTTTTACCCTTTGCATCAATAGTGAATCAAAAACGTTATCACCTGAACCAAGGAAGTTACACTCTAACTCTTGTGATACTTTTCTTTTATCATATTTCAATTTTTTAACCATACCTTCAAACCAAGAAGAACAAGGTTTATAACCTGAATCCATTATCAACTTGAGTTCCTCAAAATTTCTTTCTTCAAATGGTATAGTTTCCCAACTAATAATTTCATCTTTAGGATATTCTTCTTTGTTTAGAAGGTAGTGAATAGTATCTTGAGTTTTAACTAAAAATAAATCTTTTGTATATCTTGGGTCTCTGTACCAAAACATTTCAGATATTTTGAAATCATTCATATTTCTATGTGCCTGATTATATATTTCATAATAAATTGGGTCATAACCATTTGGTGTTGACACCACAATAACTTTACCACCAGTAGAAAGTGAGGCCATACAAGCTGCCCAGAAGTCAGAATCTGCATCAATGAACGCAGCTTCATCAAATACAAGAATTGTTGGTGTGAAACCACGTAGGGCATCCTTAGAGGTAGCAACAGCTTTTACCTCACAACCATTATTTGTTTTATAGTGTTTTTGTGAATTTTTATCACTTGAAAAATCAATACCAACCCAAGATGGCCATTGTCCAATAAACATCCTGATTTTATTGGCCATTTCCATAGAAGTATCTAGTTTATTTGCGATAATCAAAATCTTTTCAGGTTTTGTTTTTTTAGCAAACGCTATTCTTTTAGATATCCATGCTGCCGTAACTGTTGATACTCCTGCTTGTCTGTACTTCAAGGCAATATTTTCATTGTATTCCTCGTAGTCATTTAATAATGATATTTGGTCAGGAAACAACTCTAGTGGGACATATTTTGAAACTGTGTTGTCATATGTTTCAAGGTATGTTCTTAATGCGTAAGGTGTATCTTTCATACATCTTACATATTCTATCATTACTTGTTCTTTTGTTAAACTCATAAATTGTATTTTATATAAATATAAAAACCCCCACTTAATTATAAATGGGGGTTTGTAAGTTAATCTTCATCTTCATCATCAAAATCGAATGTATCCCAATCATCGGGATTGAAATCGTCATCATCATCTTCTTTTTCCTCTGGTTCAATTGGTTTCTTCTTTTCAAACTTCATTTTTTCTAATGGTTTTTCTTTTTTCTTTTCGTAATTAATATCATCTATAATTTCTTGTGACAAATCTAAAAATCTATCGATTTGTTCTTTGTCATTTTTAAAAACCCCTAACATCATTTTATTGTAATCATCAGGTTTCCCCTCAAATTCTTGAGCCAACATCAATAATAAATCGGGTTCAATTTCATATGAATAACCATCAAGTTCCATATCCCATAAAAATCTTAATTGTTCTATTAGGGCTCTACCATAATTCATATTTTTGATTTCGTGTTTGTGGGCATCAGCTACACCCATAATTGTATCACCCACTTCTTTGTTTTTAGGTAATGTGAAAATAGAATCATAATATCTCGCCCCTTTAACCAATTCGTGCATAAGTAAAGGAAAATTTGGTGCGGCAGCATCAATAATCCAAACCCCATTTTTATCTAAATAGACATCACAATATGCGACTCTCCCTGTAACACTTTGAGCCATTCTTTCTAATTGTGCCGTGTTTTCCCAATAAAAACGAGAAGCCCCCGAACCGAACTTTTTGTATAAGTCAACTAATCTTGGGTCAATCGAATTTAATTCATCCTCAATATTGTTAACAGCATTAAATCCATCCCTCCAAGCAGCTCCTTGTGTTAAAGCATTTTGTATATGTCTTTGTTTTATTCTTTCGTCAAATGATGAATCTACTTGTTTTGCCTTTTCTATTTTTGTTGTAGGTATTTCTTGAGATAATCTTCTACCACCACTACCTTGACCTAAAATTGCATTTACCTTTATTTTACCATTATCAACCCCATTTTTTATATGAGGGTACATATTAAAAAATGTAACTAAAGCTAAATCTTGTAAATCACTTTTGTGACTTGATTCTATATTTGGTAACCCAAACATTAAAGATGTGAATTCTTGTGAACTTGGTGCTTTGTTTTCAGGATTGTCGTACAGATTTTTAGCTGTTCGTTCTATTCTGTTTTTTACATCATCAGGTAAGTAGTCACTAATCGGTGCTTCAAATAACCAATTTTTTTTCATTACTTCTTTTTTAATTTATTATAAAGTTTTTCCATCACAAAATCAAATTCTTCTTTCCCTTGAGGTCTTGTTTCAGGATTTTCGTATGGCGTAATTCTTTCAGGTTTTCTTCTTGGTTTTTCTTTTGGTTTTTCTGTTGGGGTTTTTGGTTTGGTAGCAGGTTCTTTTACACCTGGTTCAGACATAAATTCAAAGTCCATCATATCCAAATCAAAATCTTCATCTTCCCCTTGAGGTCTTGTCTCAGGGTTTTCGTATGGTGTTTCACGTGATGGTTTTCTTCTTGGTTTTTCCTTAGGTTTTTCAGTTGGAGTTTTAGGTTTTGTTACTGGTTCTTTTACACCAGGTTCTGCCATAAATTCAAAATCTTCTAACATTTCGGATTCACCGAAATAGAAATCCTCGTTAATTCTATTTTTTAATAAACCTAATAAATCCTTTTTAGTTATAGTTGGTTGTAATGATTCTTTAACCAATTTATCCAAATTCTTTTCTGTCATAAAATTTTCAAACGTTGGTCTCATCGACTTATTAACATTTTTTCCCATTTGAGATGCCGCAACAGAACCTATTTTTTCCAAATAGTTTGCCATCGTGAAATTCTCCTTAGTTTCCTTCTTTTTGTATTTTACTGTTTTTTCAGGATGTTTTTTTTCTGGCATATTTTTATATTGTTTCTTTGATGTACTCTTAGAAAATTCTTTAGCCATTTTACACCATTTACAATCATCACTTTTACATTTGTTACAACGAGCCCAAAATAATCCTTGTTGTGCTTTTGACTCGAATTTTTCATCTAACTTATCATCCTCCATCATTTCAACAGTAGTTTTCCCATCCTTGTTTGATACTACAGCGTTTTTTACGTCCATTGACCCACCAGGATTCAATGTGTAGATGTCAGTTGTCTTTGTTGATTTGGTCGCATTAATAGGTTGTGTTGTTTGTTCCTCAACCTTTTTTTTGTTCATTCTTTCATACAATGCGTTTATTGTACTTTCATTTAATGATACAATAAAATCAGGAGTGAGACCAATATCCAATAAAAATCCAACTTTATTATTAAGATTCATAAGAAAATTTTTTTTCAAATTCAAGGACTATATCCCTTTCATATAATTTATTTTTTACATTCTCCTCAGTTTCACCAAATCTGAAAACTAATCTTTTAACTAAATCAAAATTAATTAACTCAGATTCATTTTCCCAACCTAAAGCTACAACATCATCTATTGCATCAATCATTGAAAAATAATCTGATTTTTGTATGACTGATAGAGAAATTTTATCATTTTTTAAAACAC